ATATTTACAATATTCATTATGAATTTATTTTAATATATAATTTAATATTGAATTATTAACTTAATAATTTAATATTTATAACAAAAACTATGTAAAATCTTAAGTTTCTAGCATTGTCTTCAAGGGTTTAAATATATTTTTATATATACTTAATGGTATTTCTTTTGTCTTTAGAAACATTGAATATAATTGGCAAAAATAAATTAACTATTTCTAAATCATATAGTAATAATAAACTAACAAAAAATGCTCCTAATGTTGATATTCAATTAAATAAAATTCTAAAATAAATTAAGAAAATCTAAAATTTTTAAATACTGTATCAATATCTTTATTACTCATATTTTTATTTATTTCTATTTCTTTTTTTAGATTTATATTAGTAGGTTTTTTACCGATTTTTCTATTTGTTTTAGGATCTATATCATTATATTCTGTATCAATGTTATTACTTTCATGACTATTTATACTTTCTGAATCATCACTATCTTCTGTTTTTATACTATGAAATTGATAATTCTTTCTCATGTATAATACACTATTATCCAAATTATAATTAATATCTTCTATTTGATACTTCTTTTTTTTATATACTGCAAATCTCTTTTTTGACTGCCCTTCAAATATAGAAAATTTATCAACAATATCAATAATTAATGGTTGAATATTTAAGTGTTTTATTCTATCAATTCTTCCAACTGACTGTATTATATCACTTTTAGGTGTTGATAAAACAAGTCCATTTAATGATTGAATATCCAATCCTTCATTGGCCATAGGATATGTTCCTAATAATATCTTACAACTTTCATTTTCTTTTAATTTTTCTTTTTTCATACCTCCAACATAATAACCAACTGACTCTATACCATGCTCTTTTGCCATTTTAAACATATCTTCTAAATGCTGTTTTCTATCAGATAATATCAATATTTGTCTATTATCATTTGCTTTAATTTCTGATATAACTTTATCCATTATTAATTTTGTTCGTTTGTAACAATTTCCAATATTATTAATCATTGTTGGCATTTGTGCTTGTTTTTTAAAATTAAGCACTTCTTTATTATAATTCTCATCATTACTATCCAATATATATCTTTCTACTTTAACAATATTCTTTTCACATGATTTTACTGAATATATAATATCTCCTATATAATATTTCAATACTTTAGTTAATCCATCCTTTCTATTTGGTGTTGCAGATAATCCCAACATGTAATTGCTATTAATTTTTAATAATGCTTTGGAAAAAACACGTGATGGAATTCTATGACATTCATCAATAATTACATGTCCGATATCATCAAAAGTACCTTCTGGAAATTCTTTCATAGACAATGTTTGTAACATTCCAATTATAATGTCCGAATTTTCTATTTCACATTTATCCGCCTGTACAATTCCGACCTTTGCCATTGGTAATGCAAATTTTATTCTTTCTATCCATTGATTCATCAAAAATTCTTTATGAACAATAACAATTGTTTTCTTTTTTAATACTGATATAAAATATAATGCTAATATTGTTTTACCAAAACCACAAGGTAATGATAAAATCCCTCCACCTTTTTCCATATATGCATTAATAGTATGTTGTGCTGGAATTTTTTGTTCTTCCTTTAAATTTAATGAAAATGTTATATCTATATCTTTACCAGGTTTTAATGTGTTTATTTCTGGTACTCCAAACTTTTCAATACCATAAAATTTAGGTAAATATAGCTTATTTTCATTTTCCAAAAAAATTTTAAATGGTTCTTCTGGTAAACCATAATCATTTGATACGTTTGGTTTAACTGTCATATCATTTCTCACTTCATTCAATATTTTTTCGCTAAAATTCTTTTTTCTTATAATATAACCTCTTTTACCGATGTATGTATTTGCATTTTTAATATCACTCATATTGTATATATTAATTTATAATTTTCTCTTTATAATAATATATCATTAATAATATATGGAATATCCAAAATTAGAAGATATAAAAAAATTGAAAAAGTTATTATGCCTATTAAAAATTTATTTAAAGGATTGTGAAAAAAATAATAAATTTGGTGAAGCTTTCAAAAAAAAAAATAAAGTTGATAAGAAAAAATTTATTCAATATGTTGAAGAAAAAATGAAAGAATGTAATGTAAATAATCATAATAAAAAGTACATAATTAATACTACTGAAAAAATGCTAAATTTTGAAAATGTTAAAGATATTGATATAACAAAAAAAAAATATAGTATTGTTAAAAAAGAAATAGATGATTTTTTAGAATTACATAAAGAAAAAAATGGAATAGAAAAATTTAATTATTTTTTTAACGAATTAAATATAATTCTCACAAAACATGTATTTAATAATCATGAAAAAAGTCAATTAATAGAATATGCATTTAAACAAAAAAAAATAGATAAACAAAAATTTAAAAAACTATCAATAAAACATGGACTTGAAATGTTAAAACAAACAATTGATTTACTTAATAAATATTATAAATAATAAAATTTATTTTCCTTTTATATCTTTAATTATCAAACTATTGGACATTTACGAATAGTATGTCCAGGTTGACTACATTTAGAACATTTTCTAGATTTTGAAATTTTACTTTCAGAATCTGTATCTGGAACTAAATTTGATGAAATATCTTTTCTAGATGGACATTTATTAATATTATGTCCAGATTGACTACAATTAGAACATTTTCTAGATTTTGAAACTTTACTTTCGGTTTCAGAATCTGTATCTGGAACTAAATTTGATGAAATATCTTTTCTAGATGGACATTTATTAATATTATGTCCAGGTAGTTTACAATTAGAACATTTTTTAATAACTTTACTGATATCTTTTGTATCCTTAGATAATGGACATTTACTAATATTATGTCCAGGTAATTTACATTTAGAACATTTTCTAGTAGAGCATTCTTTTGCTAAAGATATATCAGAAATAGTTGTTATATCTGATATAATAGATTTTTTAGATGCAGAAGATGCAAAAGATGTAACAGAAACATTATCATTTGATTTTTTTCTAGAACTTTTTTTTAATTTCATATTTTTCAATTTTTCAGTTTGTTCTTCTAATTTTCTTTGAGTATCTTGTTTTAATTTATTAATAATATTTTCATATTTTTGTTGTTCATTTTCATCCATTAAACTAAATAATAATTCAACTTTACCCCAAGAATGTTCACCATACTGAGGTGGATTAAATACAGTTTTTTTATTTAAAAATTTACTTATTATTTTTTCGTTTACATTACAAATAATACTATAGTTTAAATCAATTCCATCACAATCTTTTTTATCAATAACAAAATTGTATATAGTATCTTCAATAGATTTTCTTTCTTGTTCTGTTATATGATTTAATGGTATTTCAATATCATTTTCAAAAAAAATAATATTACAATTCATTTTTTAATGCATATATTTTATTTTATAAAATTTATATTTGGTATTAAAAAAATCAATTTTTTTAAGGTGATACACCTTGAGAATTTGGAAATCCAGTTGTCATCCAGTAATTTTGAGATAATATTGCTGATGGTTCTGTAATACCTTGAATAATATTAGTAGCAAAACTTTGTGATGGTCCCATATTAAATATTTGATCTACCATAAATGGTTGAATTGCATAATTAAAATATCTTAATCTACTTAAATATCCTTGAAATCCTCCCCAATTTGAAGTATAAAAATTTCCATAATTTATTTTTGGTACACCTGATAATTTAGTTCTCTTTTTCAAATTACCATTTATATAAACATCAACACTACCACCAATCAATATAATAACAATATTGACCCACATATTTAATGGAATATTTCCTACATCAGATGTTTCAATTGTATTTTCATAAGTATTAAAACGTATATTTAATTTATTTGTATTTGGATATAACCAAACACCTGGTGATTCTAATAATGGATAATAAACAGAATTTGAACCATTAGAAGTTTGATTATTTGGAATAAAATCATAACTTCCTTTATGAAATACATGTAATAAAGGAGGACCACCACTTCCAGAACTACATGCTGATGTTGCAGGTGAAGAAAAATTAGTGTCTTTTATGAATATCCAAAAACTATATGTGAATTCAATACCGTATTGATCATCTGATGGAGCTGGTATTTGAAAGGCTGAAAATGTTTGTGCGATTGTTCCATCTGTAATACCATTAATTAAATATGGCGATGTTTGATTATAATTAGAAAATCCTTGATAAGTAGAATATATAAAAAATAAAATTAATATTATTGCTAAACCAATCATTATAATACTAAAAAGAGTTTTATTTCCAGATTTGCCTGAATTTAGTCTTACACCTGCATTGTTTGATGACATATATATTATGTTAAGATATTTTTTATATATCTTAAAATAATTTTTAAAATGTAATATTATTTTTTTTATTTAAGAACTATTTGCAAAACTACCTGCATCATTTATTGAAATAATTTTACCATTTTGAAAAAATTGAACTTGATATTGGCTACTACCCAATGGTCCTTGTTGATATAAACTAGCTACTTGATTCGGTAATAATGCATATGTATAATATACAGTTTTACCAATTTTACCATAAAACCCTGCTTGATTTTGTTGTCCTGCTGGAGGTGGAGTAGGAGAACCATATGTTATATAAACAGGATCATTTGAAATAACTGGAATACCTTTTAATGCGCAACTTCTTTCAAGTTTTCCATTAATATAAGTATCTACTGTTCTATTATTCAAAACATATACTATATGTACCCATGCCATTAATGGAATATTTTGAATGTCACATGATTCAACTCCTCCATCAGCTGATGTAGATGTAACTACCTTTAATGAATTTGTTAATGGATATAACCATAAGCTGGGACAATGATTATTACTTATAGATGGAGTTGCTGATGTTGTAGAAGTTTTTGTGGGATTTCCTTTCCATAAAATATTCTTATATTGTCCAAATCTATAATTCCAGTCTTTAACATAAATCCATGTACTAAATGATTGATTCATACCTTGTGTAACCTGTGGTAATTGAACAGCAGGTCTTTGAATATATGCATCAATAACATCATTTACTATTACTGGTGAACTTGCAGCTGCTGCTTGAGATGCTTGAACTGCATTATAAATAATATATATCAAAAAAGCAATAAATAAAACTAATATTATAAAAAATATAACTTTACCCATTGTACTTGAATTCTGATATTTTTGTATACCTTGTTTAGAAAAATTTGATACTTTTCTTCCAAAATTAGATGCTGGATTTGAATTACCAACTTTTTGTGTATTCATAATTTATATATTATTCTTAGATTTTTTTTTATGTACTAATTTTTAAATAATTATAATTGATTAACTAACATAATCATTATTTGTTATTAATACTGGAATAACTGCTTTACTATTTTTAGATATTATATTATTTTGATAATTATTAATAATTTTCTTATAATATAAGTATGAATTTGTTATATCATTTACATTTAAAGCATAATTATAAAATACTAATTCACCAATATATCCCGGAAATCCACCTTGATTTTTATCATTTAATTTATTATCACTTGATATAAATAAATTATATCCATTCATATTAGTAATTGTTTGATATAAATTTAATGTTCTATCTAATAAACCATTAATATAAATAGAAACTGATTTTAATTCAACAACAATAACATAGTTTGTCCATGTATTAAATGGTACATCATCTAATTCTAATCTCTCTACATATGATGAATTTTGAAATACAAATACAAGATTATTTAAAACAGGTGTTAACCATATTCCCGGAAATTGTATTAAAGTTGATAAATTACTATCTACAATTGGAGTACCTCTATAAAATACTGATTTCCATTCTCTATATCTATATGAATTCCATGGATTTCCATCATTTATACTATTATTATTACCATTAATATATAACCAAAATGAATATGTAAAATATCCTCCATTTAAATCTTGTGCAAGTTCATTATTTGCTATAGTAAGAGGTTTATTTAAACAATTATATGGAACTTTATTCTTTATAATATCTGTTTGTAATATTGGAAGTCCTAATGATGTATTTATTTGTGTCGTTCTTGTCGAAACAACAATTATATAAAATACTAAATATATAATTGCCATCATTTTACCCATTACTAAAATCATTAAAAATGTTATTATTGAAAAAAATATTGATAACGATAAATTATAACTAATAACAGTAAATATATAAGTTAATGTTAATGGAACAACTATATTTAATATTCTTATTTGAAGAGGAGTATTATCATATAATGCTCTTATTTTATCATGTCTTAACTTTGCTGCTCTTATTAAATCGCGACTTTTTTCAATAAATTTATTTATTTCATCATTTTTATATCTATTAGAATTACTCATATATTCTATATATTGTATAAAATATTTTTTATTTTCTTTATAATAAAATTGCTTTCTTATATCTAAAATTTTAGATATTAAGTACATGTGCAAAAAAGACTATTCGATACAAGATATTCTTGTTCTCCTCCATCAGGTGTGCATTCATAGCATCGGTATATTCTACATACTTTTAAGGGCATGCGTTTATTGCGATTACACATAGACCTTATATTAGAATGTAGGATACCATGTTTTGCCAATATCCCAAATAGATGTTCATACACTGTTGTGTAGTTAGATTGTTTAGCTAAATACTTGTTACAGTGTAAACATTTTTGGCAATACAGTTTTGGTTCTGTACGATAAATGCAACATTCTATGTTGCCTATATGTGCATACGCTTCATGATAATATGGACTACATAATGGTGTTAGCCACTCAAATATCATATCTTGAGTAATATTGCTATGCAATTTTCCTTCTTTGTACAATTGACATATATAATCATATAAATCATAAAGCGGGGAATCATATGGTGTATTTTCTTGTATAATTGCTTTTGATATATCAGAAAACAATTTTTTGAAGAATATTGCATCAATAGAATTCGAATGTACAAATTGTATCAAAGCATTTAGTTTTTCCTTTAATTGTTCGAAATCATATTTTTGATTGTTCAAATTAGAAATAAATCTTTTGGCTGAACACCCAAAAGAAAAAGATGCTGCTGTGAGACTCATGATTTATCATAAATTTTTTATGTTAAGAAAGTTTAATAATATAATAAAATTTTAATCATCAATTTTTTTATAAATTTACTTTCCAGAGTTTACTATGGCTGTATATAAGTACATATTTCTCTTGCAATATTTTCATCGCATATATAATCAAATATATCTGATAATTCTGTTATATCATGAAGTGGATATTGAATACCTTCTGCAACAGTAACATATGGTATTCTAATTCTAAATAATAGTTCTTCACTAATTTTTTTAGAAATAGAATGTCTGCAATTAGATATAGATTGTTCAAATGAAACATTATTCAATGCATTACATTTATTAAATGCAGTAATACATTCATTGTAATTCAAAAATATCTCAATAATATTATCATATGTATTACTGCGTCTATGATATTGAGATGATCTAATTACACTATGTATTAGCGATACATTATTAAAACATTCTTTACAACTTTTTACAGGTGTTTCATCTTCATCGGAAGTACAAGTAGGTACTTTTCTTCTGGCACATCTAAAACATGATTTTGAAAGAATTGATTTTAATGATGAAGGACATGATTGTATAATAACTTTAATTAAATATAAAGTATATTCGCGATGCTTTTCATTTCTTTCATTATGTCCTAGATTGAGTAATAGATTATGTAATATCTTAACCGAATCATTTATCTCCATTTTACGAAGAAAAGTTAGTACAATTTCAATAGATATTATACTAACTGGAATCGGAATTGGAAAAGACATATATCCTCTGCGTTCTTCGCTTGCATAGAATATGACAGGTAGAAAAATAGAAGACTCCAAATGTTCAATATGTAATAAATCATTAGATAACAAAAAGTTTATCATTTCATTTCTGTCATTTTCATTACATGTTGATAAAAAAAATAGAATTGAATAGTAGTCATCTTCTGAAACTTGTATTGAACTTAAATAAAGTCTTATTTCATCAAAACTTTTTATTTTTAATAGACCAGAAATTACAGTTCTATCAGTATATTCGCATACACAATACCGAGTAACTATTTTTCTTATTTTTGGTGAATCTGGCGAATCCATTTTTCTTAAATTATGTAATAAACTTGATAGTTAGCGCAAGTTTACGAAGAAAATACAGAAAAGAACCGGAATGAAATAAAGGTTCGTCGCTATACTCCGGAGTTTACGAAGGAAAATACAGAAAAGAACCGGAATGAAATGAAGGTTCGTCGCTATACTCCGGAGTTTACAAAGGAAAATACATATTGATGATATACTAAAAAAGTACTATGGTATAGAAAAATAAATGCATCATTTTTTTTTATATTTCTCTATTATATACTCTTTTATATTTTCATAATCTTCACCTTCTTTTAATTTATTTATTATATTTGGAAAAAAAAAACCACATATACCAACTATTATCATAAATGAACTTATTATTACTGGTAATGGAAAGAATCTTATAAATGTTTCATAATAAAAATATCCAAATATAATTATACCAAATATTATAATAAAAAATATAATTGATTTATAACTCATTTTTCCCTTTATTTTTAATTCTTCTGATTCATATTTAGTCATTATATATTTTTTTAATATTTTTATTTTTAATATATATCTATATATATGGTAATTCTATTAGTGTTTCATAAAAAAAAGAACAAAAAATAAAATAATCTACTTTTGTAATAAATATTCTGCATGATCGCCATATTCATATTTATCTTTTCCAGTAAGGTTACCTGGTTCACAATAATAATATTTTCTTAAATCATTTGGACCAGATGCAGTTCCTGATATACATTTTCCTCCACCATATCGATTAACACAATAACCACAATTTACATCCTTTAAACATTCTTCTTTATTAATATTTTTTGACCTATCTGGAATGTTATATTTGTCACATACCTCAATAGTATTCATACAATCTTCTTTTGATGTATATGGTAATAATAATTGATTATTTAATGGATCGTTTCCACAATAATTTGCAGAAATATGTGAACTTATTATTGTTCCTTCATATTTAACACATTTACCTCCAATATTACAATAATAAGGCATGTTTGTTTTTTTACTATTTTGTAAACATTCATCTTTAGAATAATCATTACATATTCGTTCACAACAATTTGTTGGCGAATTAAACATATATCTTAAATCATCTTTTTGATAATTACAACTACATTTATCTAAATTAAAATTATATGCACAAAATGAATTTTTATCAAAAAACCCGTTACAATTTTCTTTATCTGAAAATAATTCTTTTGATGTTTCTTTATTTCTTTTTAAAAAATAAATAATTGTTATTAATATAATTATTATTAAAAAAAATAAAATATAATTAATAAATATTTTTTTCATTTTTTTAAATTACTTAAAATAAACAAATATTTTTTTATAATACATATATATAATATGATTGAATTATTTGCAGTCTATAAAGTTATGGAAAGCTTAAACAAAAAAAATGAAAATTTTACAAATGATATATTATCAGACGATTTTAATTTACCAGTAAGTTGGATAATTATGGCATTAATTATTTCATTCGGATCTGCATATATTGCTTATTCATGTAATGAATATGAAAAACCAGCAACAAGAGCATTATCTACAATAATAGCATTTTTTTTTAGTGGTTTTTATTTAATATATTATTTCATCGTACATGTAATGTTTGATAGAAAATGTGGATCACGTGGAATTAATAATATTATTAAGAATATTTCTAAAAAATAATGTTTTTTTTAATTTTTTAAAATATGTAATCATTTTTTTTTCTGTTTTTATTCCATATCTACATTTTAAAAAAAGCATATTTAATAATATATTTGAATACATATTTAATAATTTCATTTCTTTTTCGTTTTTTGGTTTTAAACTTTCAATAAAGTTTTTTCTTATATTAAAATATAATTCTATTTCATCATCTTTTTTTTCTATCTTCATATATATTATTATTTTAATTTATTTTCAAAATAATTATTCAAAAAATTTAAAAAATTATTTGGTTGATTATATGGTACTTTTTCCTGTATAATAATATTTGTTTCAGGATGTATATAACTTTTTACAATATATCCTCGATAATGATTATACCATACTTTATTTGTTTTATTATTATTTTGATTATTATTCATTTATAAATAAATGATATAAAAAAATTATATAATAAATTCAATTTATACTAATTAACTTATCAAATATTAAATAATAACCGGAAATAGAAATAATTATATAAATTAATAGTGTTATAAATTGGTCATTTAATATATTTCCTGTCAATGCACTATTAATAATATTTTTTTCTGAATTTGAAAAATACAATATTATTTGAAAAATAACTAAAATTACAATAATTTTATAAATATCTTTTATAAGTTTTATATATTCTTCATCTAAATTTAAATAAAAATTAAATATTGCCATTATATATCTTATTAATATATAATATAATTTTGAAAAAAATATTCCTTAAAAATAAATGCGTATTTATATGAGAATAAACATATTTATTTATATAAAATGATGAATATAGAAAATACTTTATTAAAAAATTTTATTCCGAGTGAAATAGCACCAGAAGAAAAAAAAGAACATGAATTAAATACAAATGATAGAATGCATTTAATTAATAAAAAATTAGATGAAAATTTTCTTTCTGAAATTTATAATAATATAATCGATAGAAAAAATTTTATTAAAAATGAAAGCATTGTTGATGTAAACGATTATGTATATAATGATATTGAATTTTTATACGATCATTATTTAAACGAAGAATGTGGAATTTTTAATAAACTAAATAAATGTAAAACAAAAATCGGTTCTCTATTATTAAAAAAAATTCTTTTAAAACCAATATATGATATAAATGTATTAAAAGAAAGACAGAATATTTTACTTAAATTATCTTCTGCTAAAAATGAATTAATTCCATTGTTAAATAAAATAAATTTACTTGAAAATGACTTAATATGGTTTTGGAATGATACAAATATGAAACATATTGATTTAATGGATGATTTAATTTATTTTAATTATAATATTATACCATTTTTCAATGTAAATGATGTTTTAAATAATAATCAGAATGCTTTATTAGTTTCAAATATATATAAAATTGTTGTATCTCCTATAATTACTATATTAACTCCAATAGTATCATTATTACTACCACTTGTATTTATATTTTATCTTCAAAGAAAATCACCAATTAAAATACCTGTTAGTGAAATTGCCAAAAAATATTTTCAAACATTATTTAGCAATGATTCGATGAGTATTATATTTAAAAGCCCAAGTAAAGCAATGATTGCTTCATTTGTAACAAAAGGTATTTATTTATTTATGTATATTCAAAATATTTATTATTCATTACAAAGTTCTAATAATACAAATAAAATTATTAATATTATACATGATAAGTTAAATAAAATGTCTCAATATACTAAAATAAGTAATAATATTAATAATATTCTTGAAAAATATAAAATATTTAATTTAGACGCTTTAATAAATTATAATAAAATACAGGATGATTTAATAATTTATGACGAATATTTTAATTTTCCTGTATTTGATAACGAGCCATCATTATTTTCAAATAAAGGAAAAATATTGTATGTTTTTAAAGAATTTAAAAAAAATAAAGATAAAATGTGTGATATATTTCATATTTCCGGAATAATTGATGCAATGTTATCAATTGATAATATTATATCTAATAAAACATTAGAAAATCCATATTGTTTAACTACATATTTGGATAAAAAGAAACCATTTGTAAATATTACTAATTTATGGCATCCATATTTAATTGATAAAAAAACTGTTAAAAATACGGTTGATATTAAAAATAATATATTAATTACAGGTCCAAATGCTGCTGGAAAATCAACATTTATTAAAGCAGTTATAATAAATATAATATTATCACAAACTATTGGAATATGTAGTGCAGAAAAATTTGAAATTACTCCTTTTCATTTAATTGAAACATATTTGCATATTCCAGACAGTAAAGGGTCAACATCTTTATTTGAAGCAGAAATGTATAGAAGTAAAGAATATATTGATAAAATTAAAAATCTTGATGAAAGTAAATTTTCATTTATTGTTTTAGATGAAATATTTTCGTCAACTAATTATATTGAAGGATTTTCTGGTGCATATTCTATTATTAAAAAAATATCATCTTTTTCAAATATTCTTTCTATAACAACTACTCATTATACAGATTTAGAAATATTAGAAAAGGATACAAATGGAAAGATTGTTAATTATAAATTTGATGTTGATTATGATGCAAATAATGAAATTATTTTTAATTATTTATTGAAAAAAGGAACGTCTAGACAATACATTGCTCTAGAATTACTTAAGAAAAATGGTTTTGATAATGATGTTATTGAAACTGCATTAGAAATATGTAAAAAAATAAAAAAAGAAAAAATATATGGTAAAAAATCTAGCAAAAAAACGAAAAAATAATGTAAATAAATAATATAAATGATATTATTATAATTAAAATTTGATAATTATTATTTGAATTACTAAAAAATTCATTAAAATTATGATAATCATACATTGATAAATCTCTAATAAATTTCTCACTTATTTTAATACTATTATATTTATTTGATAAACTATCATAATTATTGCTTAAAGATGAAGTTGATAAAATTTGTGGAGAACTTATGAATACTGGTATATCATATAAAAGATCATTATTTTGTTTATGATAACTAAAGTTAGTATCCATATTCATTTTTTTATATATAATAAACAAAGTTTTATTTTATAAAATATATTTTATAAAATTTATTTATAAAAAACTGTAATGGACTAAAGATATGTATATTCTTTTGTAAACTCCAGAAAATAGATCTTTATCTATGGATAAATTCATTTTACACTACTTTCTGTATTTTCTTTTGTAAACTCCGGAAAATAACCATAAACTTCAGTTTACTACAGAAAAGAACCGTTAATGAAATGATGCAATGAAGGTTCATCTCTATACTCCGGAGTTTACGAAGGAAAATACATATATTAAATCTTGGTTCCTTAAGAAATATAAGAATCGTTTAAAAAAAAAAAAAATTATATATATTTATAATAAAAATGTTATAAAATATAGTTTTTATTATTATATTGATACTACTAATTATTATATTAATATTATTATATTTTTTCTCTAATGATATTAGAAAAAATAAAAATAAAATAAATATATTAGAATCTGATATTAATTCTTTAAGAGATAGAGTATTAGGATTAAATCAAAAAGTAAATAGTCTTGAGAATGAATTAAGTAATAGTAATAAAAAAGTAAATAGAGATGAAGAACCAAATAGTAATTTTGCAAATATTCTTCAACAATTAGGTTCAATTAATAGTAATAATTTTTTTGAAAATCAAGATGATGAAGACGATGAAGACGATGCCGAAGATGCCGAAGATGATGATGAAGACGATGCCGAAGACGATGACGAAGACGATGACGAAGACGATGACGAAGACGAAGACGATGACGAAGACGAAGACGATGACGATGACGATGACGATGACGATGACGATGACGAAGACGAAGACGAAGATGATGATGATGACGATGATGATGACGAAGACGATGATGCAAATGATGATGCAAATGATGATGCAAATGATGATGCAAATGATGATGCAAATGATGATGCAAATGATGATGCAAACGATGATGCAAATGATGATGCAAATGATGATGCAAACGATGATGCAAATGATGTTACAAACAATGTTGCAAACAATGTTGCAAACAATGTTACAAACAATGTTGCAAACAATGATGTAAAAGATAGCGCAAACAATTATGAAGATAGTAAAGTCGATAATGATTTAGATGTTGTGCCAAATGAAAAAGATAAAAAGAAAACAGTTGATGAAATTGGTATAAATGATATAATTGAAGATAAACCACCTAAAACTTCATTAAGTAAATTAGAAATTGGAACAATTAAACTAGGAACAAATAATAAAACAAAATATATGGTTCAATTAAATAAAGGAGGAAGGAAGTTTTGGAAAAAAATTTAATTTTATGAATATTTAAATATATTTAGTAAATTTTTTTTCTTAAAAGAGTATATATATAATGAATAATAGTAAAAGTAATACATGTGATAAAACATCTAATAACAAATATTTTGATTGTCCTGCAAGAATGGATGATGGAAGAGCATTTACTGATTGGAGACCTAGTTCATCTGTTGATGATATGATTAGATATAGTAATAATGTTATGAGTAGTTATGAATATAGACAATTTTTAATTAATAATGGAAGTAAAATTATGAATGTTAATATGAAATATACTGAAGATAAATTAGGATGTAATAATTGCACTGCTAAACCTGTACCATTTCAAACTGTATGTAATGTAAATATTAAAGATTCTGTATGTCAAACAGTAGATCCAAATGGCGTTGGTATTTATAACAATGCTTCATTTTATGTTCCACAAAAAAAATGATTTATTATTTTTATATATTTAAGTTAAATAAAAAAATACTAATAATATCTAAAAATGAATAACTCAATCACAGAAGAATCAAAAAATTCAGATGATCAACCTTCTACCACACGGAAGTTTAGAAGATTTTTATCAATGCATATCGGAAATATTGATATTCCCGAACTGTTGAGTCATAATATGATTAGACAATATTGTTTATACACAACTCCTATAATAACAACAATTGATGATGCTATTATATATTTATTTTTTTTAACATCTGTTTTTAGAACAGAACGAGATCCAGAAATGTTAACAAGTTATGCATCTATTGTTCGTCAAACAGTAAAATTTATACAAGAAAATATTGATATTCAAAATAGTGTTGATTGGACATCTTTTCATGTAATAAGAAAATTATATCATGAAATAAACTAAACTAATTGAAAATAATATATTTATAATGAATTTATCGAATCAACACAGTATACGAAGAAATATACATAGTATATTAGAAAAGTAGCTTTTATAAATAATATCGAAAAAATGATTTAACTTTAATAAGTTTAGGTTTATTTTCATAAAAATGTTCAAAATTTCAAAGAAATGTTTATTGTATTTTCCTTCGTAAACTCCGGAATATAGCGATGAACCTTCATTTCATTCCGGTTCTTTTCTGTAAAAAATGAGTATAAAATTTTATGTTATCACGGATATATAAAACACACAAATGATTATGCTCTTATAAAGATGTTCGTGTAATAAACCTTTTATGTGGAATAATATGAAAATTTTGTTTCTACTATGAATTTATTGGAGCATTTATGCGTAGATAAAAAACTATTTTCCGGAGTTTACGAAGGAAAATATATCTGAAACATTTACATAAATAATAAATAATATGTAGTAAACTGGAGCATTAGCGTAAGTTTATGGTTATTTTCCGGAATGTATGTGAAGGAAAATACATGGTATGATAATTTTAAATATTTCTTTTAACTACAAGAAGAAAACAAGAATATATATAAATATAATGAAGAAACTGATATAAAAAAAATTATGCTTTTTATTTTAGCTAGATTAAAAAACGCGTTATTCTATACATATTTTTAATAACTTGGTCTTAATCCCCAGAAGTTATTAGGCATTTTATTAACAGAAGGATAAGCGCTATCTAATAAAATTTGATATTGTGTTCTAACTGGTAAATTAGTATTATTATAAAACAATGCACCTTTATTCCAATTTCTTTGTACAGGCCATGTTAAAGTACGAAATGGAATTCCATCTCCTAGTTTAACAACAATTGCATTTCCTAATTCTTTATTTTTATCATTAACTAATAATAATTTAATTTGTGGTGGTACATAAATAGTTCCCATGTTATCATAATAACTATTAGGATATTTAATTTTAATTGTAAAATTACCATTTACTACTTCTACAACTCCTTTATTTGGTGTATTTTCAAATGCAACATATTCATTTGGATATGGCAATCCAGATCCAGAAAAATTAGAATTATAAGTTGGTGGATTAGAAGCACTATACTTTACAAATAGTTTACTCATTAAATTTCCACCACTAACTTTTCCAGTAATAACATATTGATTATTATTTTGTTTACTATCAACCTTAATATTAACTGTAAAATCACTATCACATTTTATTTTATAAGAAGAACACATTTGTTCAGAATGATTTTTAAAAATTTTTTTAGATTCAGGATCTTGAAAATTAATTCCAGCAAATGAATTATCACTCATAATATATATACTCTTTTAAGAAAAAATTTTTACTAAATATATTTTATTAAATATATTTAAAAATATTATAAGTAAGATAATCTATGTTTCTTAAACATACTTTCGTGTTAAAATATATTTAGTATGAAATAAGAAACCTAAATTTCCTTACCTAACTAATAATATTTAATACCCATTATACCATTATAATTTTTAATAAACATATCTCCAATATCACCATTTTCTAAACTTTTTATTGTTATTACATTAAAATTAAAATATGTTTCATCAATAAATGTTTTCAATTTATCATATTTTTTATCTTCAATATACAATTCTTTTAACATATATGTTTCAATTGCTTCTTTAATTTCTATTTTTAATTTACCGAAAACAAATAAGTCAGTATTACACTTTTCATTTTTTAATTCATTCAATTTTTTTTCTAATAATATATATTTTTTCTTCATATTTTCATTTTCATATAAATTAAAAACTTCTTCTTTGTTTAAAAAATCATTATGTATAACAACTTCTTTAATATTATTTATTTTATTGAAATATGATGAATTACCATATATAATAATATTATCTTTAAAATTATAATTTTTTCTTATATTTTCAATTTCATCTATTATTTTTTGTTCATTTGTAATTTTTTTAGATTCTAATTCTTTTTCTTTAGTTTTATTCATTTTTATTATACTCATGTCTGACTTATTGATTTTTATTGTATATATAAAATCAAAATTGTAGAAAAACTCAATAAAGTAATCAATACAAAATGTTGTATTAACTTTTAAAAAAATATTAAACATATTATACGTTTTTGCTGTTGCTATTTCATTTGATGTTAAATCATATTTGATAAGTTTTTCATGTATTAAAAATATATTATTAATAATAATATTTTCATCTTCATATTGTTCATTTAAATATTTTATAAAACTGAATAATCTATTATTTACTTTATGTTTTTTAGCTGGATTATTTATATTTTTAGCTTTATCTAATTGATCTTCAAAATATTTTATTATATCACACACTTTTTTATCATATATTAGTATTGAAAATAGTGTTTCTGTACTTTCTTGTATAGTTTGATGTTCTTTTAATATATTCATAAATATATATATTAATATGATTTTATATTAAATTATTTTTACATCTTTTAACAATTCAAACGCCGATTTTTATAAAAATTAAAGTTAATCGATATTTTTCGAAGTTTATGTAGGTAAACTGGAGCTTAGCGTAAGTTTACGGTTATTTTCTTCTACTTTTTTTGTAAATAATAAAACACAATAAAAAAATATAATAAAAAATACTATACAGATATATTAATTTTAGATATTTTACACAGTATTTTTTACACCAATGGAAATTTAAAACGCCGATTTTTATAAAAATAAGATATATTTTTATTCAATATATGTCTTATATTTTATTTAAAAATAATATACAAATGCATTTCATTAAAAGATTTAGTAATTTTTTAAACATTATACAACCTAAAATTAAGATTTATACTAATAAAAAAGGTAAAGATTTAGATAAAGAAAAAAAAAGAATTTTTAATCTCGTCAAAAACTCTATTCTTAATGATGATATTGAAAATTCTTGTCCGATTGAATATAAAAAATTTGCTTTTAATATTAGAAATAATTTTTTACCAATGATATATGAAAAATCTTTTTATTATGATTGTAAGAAAGAGTGTAATATTAATGTATATCTAAAAATTATGATTAAAATGAATTTAGAAATTGAAAAATATAACAATAGAATTAAAAGAAGAATAAAAAGAATTAAAGGTACTATAAAAATAAGAAAGAATTAAAAAGTAAAAATAAACATCGTTTATTGGTCTGTTCAGGATGTTGTAGTTCAGAAAACAAAATAAAAACATTTTGGAACAGAGATGTAAATGCATGTCTAAATATGCTAAAATTAACACAACAATGGATAAATACAAAATCCAGAAATGTATTATTTAGCAGAAATCAACAAATCAAGACTTTAACCGATATACAGGTAAAATAAAGTCCATCAGTTGTTTTTACGTACCTTTTTCTAATTTTTCAAATTCTTTTTTTATTATAAAAATCGGCATTTGAATTGTTAAAAGGTGTAAAAAGTAATATATTTAATTTAGAAATAAAATTTACTAAATTATTTTTTTTGAATGAATATTGAATTAAAAAACATTTTATTGATATTAATAAATAATATTTATTAATATATTAGTGTTTAAAAATACAATAATAAATTAAAGTTAAAAATGAATATTTTTAAAATTACATTTTCAGATGGTTTGTATCTACAGCTATTAATATTGTTTAATAATCATTATAAGTTACATGAAATTTTTACTTATTGGTGAAAGTATTTTATTGATATTAAAGAATATAATATTTAAAATAATATTGATACTATATTGTAGATTTTGCATGAAATTTTGCATGATATTTTATTGATAGTCGCATGTAATTTTGCATGTAAAATCGCATGATATTTTTCAGATGGAATTAAAAGTTTTTTTGGATTAAAAAAACACTTTATTTTTTTAAAAAAAATTTGATTTTTTAAAAACTTTTTTAAAAAAGTTTTTACACCTTTTTACATTTCAAACGCCGATTTTACTCTTTGCTAATCTGTATATTTCACCAGTTTTAATTCCTTTTTCATAAAAAGGAATGCGACAATTAAAACATACTAAATATGGATTTCTTCTTCCATATAAACTACAAATTTGATGATAATACCATACTTTTTTATTACATAATAAACACATAGTCCAAAGATATGAGTAACCATCCCAATCAGTTATATATTTTACTGGATTACTACAATATTTACATATACATTCATAATCATTATTATTAATTGATTTAATTGGAATAGGAAGTAAATTATCCATTTTTATAAATTATAATAATAATTTTATATTAGTTTATTAATTACTATAAAAATCGGCGTTTGAAATGTAAAAAGGTGTAAAAAAAAGAATGTTTAAAAAATATCATGCGATTTTACATGCAAAATTACATGCGACTATCAATAAAATATCATGTAAAATTTCATGCAAAAACTACAATATAGTATCAATATTATTTTAAATATTATATTTTTTAATATCAATAAAATACTTTCAACAATAATAATAAAAATCATGCGATTATTATTGTATATTATCAATAATAATAAAAATAATACGATTTTTATTATATTTTTCGGAGTTTACGAAGGAAAATATAGAAGAACTTACATATTAGCATTTGGTACAAACCACCTGGAAACATTTTATTGATACCAATAATTTACATTTATTATTGTAGTATTGTTTAAATTTGCAATAATAAAATCAGTTTTGAATGACTATTTTTTTAAATCTCATTTTCAAGTGGTTTGTACCTACAGTTATTATCTTTATATTATCAAATAAAAATATACAATATATTAAATTTAACTCATAAACTCCTGAAAATATCAAAGAACTTACACATTCGTTCCAGTTCTTGTCTTTATTTTCTTTTGTAAACTCATGAAAATATCATGATAAGTGTCACAAAAATATTATATTTTAATGCAAATATTTATTGTTAATATATTATAAGAATAATTTCATGTAAAAAAAACACTGTATATACATTTTTATAAAATAAATAGGCAATAATTATATAAATCATGTCATGATACTTTCATGCAAATTTATTATAATATAAAATAATAAATATATAATATATATTATGGCAATAAATTATAAATGTAATAGATGTGGTGATTTTGAATCAAATCTTTACGGTGATATGAAAAAACACTTAAATAGAAAAAATTGTTGTATAAAAAATGGTAAATATGCATTTTTATCAGATGATTAAATGTTATGTTTAAGTATTTTACCATATCATAATAATAAACATACATTAGAAGAAAATGAAATTGATAAATTACGAAATTCTAACATAATATATAAAAATAAAAATGAACTTTTTAATGAATTAAAAATTATTGAAACAAATAAATTAAAATGTTGTAAATATTGTAATCAAGAATTTCAATTTATTATAGATTTAAAAAAACACGTGATTACAACATGTTTCAAAAATAAATTACAAAATAAGGATACAAAAAGTTTATCTACTAAAATAAATGCACCAATAAATACTTTATATAATCAAAATGATATAAACACAATAAATAATACAACAAATAATAACAATAATAATAATACAAATATATATTTTGATATAAAACAACAAACACTTGTGCCATTTGATAAAGAATGGGATATTTCAAAAATTAGTTTAGGTGATAAATCTAGATTTATGATTTCACAATTTATGTACACTGAATTATTACAAGAAATATTGAAGAATGAACTTAACCTTAATGTTATTATTGATAAGGATAATGATTCTGGTATGGTATATAAAAATGATATTGATAAATATATACAAATGAAGGTAAAAGATATTGTTTCAAATACTATGGATAAATTAAATATTCATCTTAATGATATAAATAAGTCTGATACAAATACATTAAAAGAGATAAAAACATTTTCTCGTCAAATTATAAATAAAAAACATAATGATTACAAAAATAATGAAAAAATTAAAGAAGGTGTTATAAAATGTATGACTAATATTTATGAAATTAAAAAAGAAGAAGCATCAAATATCGCTAAAAATATTGTTAGAGATATTGATGAATATAGAATCTAAATTGGTCGTATTAAATTACATATTTTTTTGTGCTTGCTTCAATGAGTTCTTTTGTACTTTGAAGAACAATAATATGTTAAATTACATCGAGAATAATAACGTACTGATACTGATAGGTTTTTATAAATCTTTTATCGTTTTAACACCTATCTTTCGTTTTTCCTTTTATTCAAAAAACATATATATATACAATAAAACATCATGATTAATTTTAGTTTTTGATACATAATCAATGTAAATATATAGTAAACTGGAGCTTTAGCGTAAGTTTAAGATTATTTTCTTTCGTAAACTTCGGAAAATAGTTCTTTATCTACACTTCGTTCCGATAAATTTATTGTAAACTCTAGAAAATACTCTTTCAAATAAAAATTTATAAAAAATATATTTAAGATTGTATTGATTAAACATAAATGTAGATAAAAACAACATGAAAATAAGATTTTTAAAATATTAGTTTAAAGTTTAATTTATTATTGTATTTTTAAACACTAATATATTAATAAATATTATTAATAGATATCAATAAAATATTCCCAGATGGTTTGTACCAAATGCTAATTAAACATAACTATTTATACAAAGTGTTTATAAATATGAAGATATCTTTTTCTTTCGTAAACTCTGGAAAATACCTAGGTTTCCTTACTATATAATAGTTCATAATCAAAATTTATAATTATTTGTGAAAAATTAATATATCCAGTAAACATTTTATTATTTTTATCAAATCCTTTTAATAAATCAATACAATAATTAGGAACAGATATTTTTAAACACAATAAACAACAATCAATATTTAAATCTTTTAATAAATTAATTTCAATATCTTCAAAATTACTTCCATTCAAACTACCAATTTCAATTGGAATACTTTTGTACAAACAACTATTTGACGGACATATATTTTTTAATTGTTCTGTTCTATACGGAAGAATTTTATCTGAAAACATATTTATTGTATTATTTGATATTTGTGCATGTAATTCAAAATTAACATGTAACTTAATTTTTTTATAAACAAAATCATTTTTATCTGGAACATAACATAATAATTCATCATTCATATAATTATCTCTATTAATTGACTGAAATATATTCCAATAAATATTTTTAATTATAAGTTTTGAATAAACTATATTTTTTGTTTTTAAAGGAATTGTTATACCAGGAGCAACAAAATCTAATGGAAAATATTGACTATCATGAGGTTCATTCATATTATCAAAATATTTTACTATTTTATCATTTATTATATTTGTTTCAGTTTTAGTATTTATTTCGCCTATATTTGGAAACAAATAAAAACAATCAAAAATATCACCTTTTTGATTACCTTTCTTATTTATTCCAATCTTAAAATCACTACTATTAGATGATTGATACAAATAATTCATATCCGATAATATAGTTTTTTTAATACCATATATTAAATTTTGTTTCATTATAGTTTGTTTAATAGTATTATCTATACTTAAAGTCTCAATGGGTAAATTTTTTTTTTGAACTGAACCTAAATTTATATCTTTAATTTCAGATTCAATATTAGCAAATTTACGTAACTCATCTATTTTTTTTTCAAATTCTGTATTATCTTCTTCTGAATAATCAACTTTTTTAATTGGAGATGTTGCTCTTTTACCTCCTTTATTTTTATTTATAATAACTCTATTTAAACGATTATTATATAATACATTATAATTATTATTCATTTTATAATATAATTTAGATAAAAAATATTTATTTTGTTCTTAGCAAGCAAATAAAATATAAGATTTTATTTATTTCCTTCAAGTTGGTAATTTTACATGAAGATTCATCTCTATTTTATTAAGTTTAAGTTGAAACAAATTTCTAAAAATTTCTCACAACTCACTTTTTGAGTTGAAACAAAATATTAATTTTTTTTCTTACTATATTTTGAATCTATTCCAATATAACCAATCACTTTAGGATCTCCATTTAATACACTCTTTGCATCATATATTTCACGTGTATTTTTATCAATCAATATTTGTTTTTTTTTAGTCTCTTTATTCAATATTGTTTCTTTTTTATTTTTATTATTAAATAAATAAAATGTTTTCTTTTGAGGATCTACTAAATATATATTAAATTTTTCATCCATTATTGCACGTGCTAATGTTTTTTGAACTGTTTTCTTATTTTGTACAATATGTGATTCAATTAAATCTTTTGAAATATCCGGATAATATGAAAACCCTTCTGCATTTTTTCCAAAATTAAAACATATATTATTTTTATCTAAACCATTTAAATAACAATCTACTGAACATTCTTTTAATATATTTAATAATTCATTTATAATATATTGTTTTTTAATAGATAATTGTTCAATATGCTCATCTGTACTCAATTTATCTCTTGTTAATAATATATTGGCATCGGATAAAACAGAAAAATATCTAAATACTTCTACATTTCTTTCATTTGGTAGTAATTCTATATGTGAATTTCTTCGTACTCCTCTTCCAATAACTTGTTCAATTCTCATTTGATTCCAATATGGTTCCATAATATGAATTTGACGAATATTTTTTAAATCAAGACCTTCTGCACCAGATGCAGTTGAAAGTAAAATTTTAATAAATTCACCATATTTATTCTCATTACTTGTAAATTTTTTTAACATATCTTTTTTTTCTTTCTCATCTTCAACACCTGAATATATTGCATATTTTGGTTTATTATCTTGTGTGCCATATTTTGAATATCCATTAAAATCTAATACTTTTGAAAATATTTCTACCCCTTCTAATGTTCTAAAATTAGAATAAACAAAAACAAGTCCAGGTGATCTATCAATATTTTCTAACATAACTTTCATTTTTGGTGATAATTTGTCCAATCCATTTGCACCAGGTTTAAAATATAATTCTCCGTTATCAACTAATCTTTGTATTGCATTTTGAATTCTTTCTTTATAATCATTTTCAATTACTCCATTATTTGCTTTTTCTTCCAATTTTAGCATTTTTGTAAAATTAATATTTTTATTACTATTTTTTTTTATAACAGATACAACAAATTTGGGGTCAGGATAGGGACGATTTATTTCTTCAGGAAAAACAAAATTGCATGCTTGACGTGAAAAAACTCTAAAAGTGGATTTAACTTGTTTTTCTTTCTTACTACTAGATACACCGCGTTCAGAAAGTCTCTCTTTAGCTCTTAATATTTCATAAATTTGAAATTGATATGGACTTATTTGAACACGATAGTAATCTTTTTTAATCACTTCAGGATAATTTTCAGAAGGAGCATTATAATAAGATACTAATCCTAACAATCGTTTTTTTAATACAATTTCATTTTTTAATCTATCACCTTTTTCTAAATCTTCTTTTACAAAATAACTTTTAAAAATATCACCATTTTCATCTATTGGAAATAATGGTATTTTTCTCGTTTCAGTAAATTTAGCAATAACTCCATTTTGTTCACATGTTGTTTCAATAAATTCAATAACAGTTCTATATTCTTCAGTATAACTCATAACTTTTAAATGAAATTCAATTGATTTATTTAATCTATTAATTTCAAGATAGTCAATATGTTGATTTCGTAATAATTGATTTTCTAAATCTCCTAATTTCCATTCTTGTCCATACATACCTGCTATTTTTAATATTTTAAAATAAGTTACTTCAATCATTCCTTTTAAAATATTGAATAGTATGGCAATTTCAAAACTTGTATTTATTATTGGAGTTCCAGTCATTGAAATTATTTTAGCATTTTGTGCATTCATTAGGTAATTATATATTTCTAATCCTTGTACTGACGAACCCATAATTCCATTCATCATTTTAGACACAAGATTATGAACTTCATCGATAATGATAACTTTATTATCAAATCCTCCAATTCTTTTTATTTGTTCAATAGTATTGTTTGCATTATACGATATAAAAGTATATTTTTGTTTATATGCTTCTGGGTTTTGTTTATAAAAAGGATCACCACAAAAATGTAAACTATCTATATAATTTGATCTAAGAGAAGCAGGTAACATTATTACAATATTTCTTTCACTTTTTAAATTTTCTGCAATACAAATACTTGTACATGTTTTACCACTACCTGTAGAATGATACAATAAAATACCACGATAAGGAGAGTTATTTCCTATATAATCTCTTAAAAATTTTTGATATTTAAATGGTTTAAAAATTCCAGGAGTTGATTTTTCGGATTTTTGGTTATTCTTATATTTTATAAAAGTACTATTTATAAACTCTATAAAATTCTTTCTATTTTGTAATACCCATGTTTTAGGTGATACAATATCATTTATATTATTATTATTTTCCTTCTTTTTTTTTATTTTAATAATTTTTTTATTTGAAGACATATATATTATATATATATAATGTTTAATTGAGTATTTTTATTTAATTCATATATAAAATATATTAAGTTTATGAATAAATTGATAAAACATAACATAAAATATTTTATTGTATAAATATTTATAAAAAATCATCAATAAATATAAGTTATTTAAAGAATTTATTAATATATTTTATAAACACAATTTAAAAAATATATTATTAAATTGTCTTTAAGTAGTAATTAATACATTTATATATGTATTGTAAATAATAATATTTTACACCAATGGAAATTTAAAACGCCGATTAGGCACAGATTAGGTGTAAAAATTTGGTTATAACAAGTCGCGAAACGAGTATGAATTTTAAGAACCTATAATTCTACAATATGCTTCTGGACGGTTTCCAGTTTTAAATACTGATTTTACAATATTTAACATATTTTGAACTGCATTCTTATCTCTGTTATGAATTATTTCGCTTTTATGCTTAATAGATTGACATCTCAACAACCCATATACAGTTTCTATTTTATTTTCTTTTTTTAATTTTGGTTTATTACTTAATCTTTCCTTAAAATATTCTAATTCTTCACAACAACAATTACATAGTTTTGAAGTGTTAAATTCATTTATTAAATATGTTTTATATCCTGCATTTCTATATATTCTTCGAAATTTTTTACATATTACTGGTTCTTTTCCTTTCATATGATAACTTCCTTTATCATAATCTCCTATTACATATATTGTATTTTCTGGTGTTCCAAATTTCTTTTCAAAATTTTTTACCATCTTACTTTCACTTTTCTGCATATTTATAAAAGCATTTAATTTTAATTTTCTAAATATTTTCTGTTCATAATGACTATATAATTCTCTATTTATTTTATTCTTTTCTACACAATATTTTTTAAATTTTTCATAATTACATGATTTACTATTTAATACTGATAATGTTTTTTCTGTTTCTTTAACTGTTTTATCATTTATTATTGTTTCTTTATTTATTTTATCAATAAGTTTAATATATTTTTTATTTCTTGTTTCTAATCTTCTTTGATTTTGTGTATATCTAAATGTTTCTAATGCTCCATCTTTATTGTATGAACCACAATAATTTAAGTCTGATTTATTGGGGTCTATACAAACAACTTTCATATTTTTTAATTCTTCTGTAATTTCAACTTTTTCAATATAATCAATATTTTCTTCATTGCAACATTTTTTATTTCTCCATGTTTTAGGTAAAGGTACTCCATTTTTATCAACTCTTACAAATAATATAGAACAAGAAATACCATCCGTTCTAATCTTATAGTCAAATTTATAATTTTTTCCTTTCTTAAAAACTCTTTTATTTAACTTAAAAAATCTATTCCATAATTCAAAATATAAATTTTGTTTTTTATAATTATTTAAATAACCAGTTGTTGGTTCATTTCCTAAAAAATTAGAAATTAAACCACAAGTATCTATTAATATATTTTTAGAAATAATATTTGTTCTTAATGGTAAAACATTAAATAATCTAATTTGTTTTTCCTCATTTTTTAATTTTATTTCATTTATTTTTTCAAATTCATTTGAAATATAAAACATTGAACCTAAAAAATATTGAGTGTTAGATTTGAGTTCATAAAATATACTATTTTCTTGAAACGATGTTTTGTTAGGGAAAAGTTTAATTCTTTCTTGTTTAATCCAATTATGATATATAGGATTACTTGTAAATTCATCAAAAGAAATTAAATCTTTTTTAACTTTACTAATTTCATCATATAATTGTTTATGTAATTCTTTTCTAATTTGTTTATCTTTATTATTTTTAGTAATTTCATCACTTTTATTTTTAATATTAAAAACA